TACGCAGATGATATTAAAAAAGCATTAGAAGCGGGCTTCGATCCACCGCAAGCTGAAAATTTTGCAGACGCAATGGCTCGCGCCGCCGACGAGATAGCTCGCGGAGCACGCGAGGCGGATCGGATGCAAAAATCCCTCGCCACCAAAATCGGCGCAGATATTAAATCCAAGCAAGACGCCGAAGCCGTTGACCCAGGCGGGAAGCTGATGAAGAAGGCGCAAGAGCAAATTGAAAAAAGCCGGTATACGTCTGCGGAAACCACAATGCGCCAGATTAAAACACGCGAACAGGAAGCAATGATCCGAGGAACGGGCAAAGACCGCGATACCCGCGCCCTAACCGACATCGCTCGCGACTACAATCTCAGCGGAAGCGAGAAGGAAATTCGCGACCAACTCTACAAAATCCGCACCGAGGGCCAAGGCACAAGCGACAAGGTCAAAAAGGGACTTGAATCAACCCAAAAGCGCATGGGCGAAGGCATGAAAAAAGAGGCCGAAAAAAAGGTCGAAGAAAAGAAAACGCCGATGACACTCGAAGGCATGGTCAAAATTATTCAAGACGCAGTTGTCAAGCTCGAAATGAAACTACCGCAGCCAGTAATGGTTTAAAAAAATGCCACATATTTACCACGGAAAAGACACTTTAATTTTAACGGACGTCCAAAAGCAGGACTTCCCGTCGAACCTTTCGCGCATTGACGCGACATACAAGTGCAGGACGACCGAGGCCGACAACCTTGCGCCTTTGCTGGCCGCTGGCAACCGAATGCCAGAATTTCCGTCCTATGTCATTCGCCAAAACCCGACGCGAGAGACAGGGCAGGACGGGTTCACGACATTTCGGTCGTCATCATTTTCTTCGACAGGGACTGGAATTACAACGTCCACGCCAGCCGTTTTCGGGGCGATCATTTCACAAATCAATTTTGGCTTATTTATAACCTACCTGAGCGGTACAACTAAAACCTTAATAAACGGCCTTCCTTTCACTATTTTGTCGGACACGATCACGCGCACATTTACGCTCGCCGCCAATGTATCTGTTACTGCGCTGGCCCTTCCAACAGAGAAATTAAATTACAAAATAGTAAGCTCAACCGCAGGACTTGATTCAAGTTTAGGTGGACTAAAGTATAACGTAACTATCTACAACAACACAACCGGCGTGTTTAGTTCCGTCCCATTTGACCGAAATAACATTTTCACAAAAGTCGCAATAATAAACGTTAACCGTGCGACCTATGGCGGCGTCGACGAGGTTCAATGCACTTGGGGCTATGATTTCGCAAACGCAGGAGTCGTTTTGTTTCAAACCGCATGAACGATTTTCCTGTCGATTTTCAAACCGTAGCAAAAGGGGGCGCGCAATTAAAGCCGATATCCTCATCCGACCTTATGCGCAATTTCGCTTGGGCAAAATTGCAAGCCGATCCGACACTTGTTGATGAGGTGAGTTCGATGGGCTTTGCCGGCTTCAAGCTCAAGATTCCACCCGTCCCAAGCGGCGGCACTCACGTCCTAGGCGCGGTGGATGGCACGTTGCAATGGATCGCGACCGAGGAATGCCCATGATCCTAGGCAGGACACCAGCCGGGCTGATCAAGACAAAGAGCGACGGCGCACTCGGCCTTCGCGCTGTGAATTGCGCGTGTTGTGTTCCGCCGGGAGGTCTTTGCCCATGCGAAGTTGATACAAGTGCATTCGGCGTAATTTATTTAAACGCAGAAGACGGAAATAATTGGATAACTGGCGGCGTTATTGGCAACTATAATTTGAGTTTTTCATTAAGCGAAAATGATGAGGATGGAAACCCTGCGTGTAGTTCTTCTGGTGTTAATTCTAGCGGCGGAAATTGGGGAGGGTGCGGAATTAGCTCAGTAGAGGCATCAAGCACAAACGGCAGTTGCAGCACTGGGTTGGGAGTAGGTTTTTATTTTTGCCAACCAGATGCCTTAACGAATGCGTTATATTTTCAAATTGCTGGCGCGTGCAATTATTCCATTGGCCCATCTTGTTATTCAAATGGATTTTTCAACCCGAAAACCGCTCCTCCAATGACCTCTTGCGGAACTCTTACAATCATATTTCCATCAGGGACAACCCAAGCTCTTGATATTTTTGCATTGCCTGGATATGGCGCAAGCGCAAGTGCAACGCTTACTTTATCTTTAGTTCCATAAATGCAGAGTGAAAATACATTCAAATGGGTAAAAGCTGGATCTGCATTTGCAAAATTTATCTCAGCTAAATGCGCGACCACCCCACCCGAAGCACTCGCCACCCGCGAAGCGACTTGCCGCGCCTGCTCCGAATGGGACGCCACCGCACTCAACGCCACGGGCCGTTGTCGCAAGTGCGGGTGCTCGACTTGGGCAAAACTCCGCATGGCCACCGAGCGTTGCCCAATAGGCAAATGGCAAGCTGTTGACAAAACACCCGAATAAATGGCACGCGATCTTTTTATTGACACCACGAACCGCCGATTGGCGACCAGCTTGACGAGCTTGACGCCGTCAACAACGCCACGCTTTGTAAAGGGCGACAACGGCGCGATCAACTTGTATTTTCTAGAGGCGACGAACAACGTATCCGCGCCGTTCAACGTGATTGACTACACCGGAACGGATGTGAAATTCGGCGTAGGAAGCCGCACAGGCGTCCCAGCCAGCGGCACATTCACTCTCTCCTTCGGAGGCCAGACAAGCGGAGCGATAGGATTTAGCGCGACTGCCGGCGCGATATCGTCCGCTCTCAACTCGCTCTCGACAATTACCGCCGCAGGATCGGTAGCCGTTGACGGCACGATGGCAACTAATTTCGTTGTCTCGTTCAACTCGGTCGGCACGCAGGGCGCGATCACAGGGAACTTCGCTCGACTCATTCCGACCACAACCGCGCTCATCGATGAGCGCATTGCAGGAGACGCGACCAACGCCGAAATTCAAGAGCTTCAACTCCGTCTCGCTCCCGCAGTATACGAGCCAACGTGGACGGATCTGGGCACGGCAATGACCGTCAGCATTGCAACCACGCTCACCGGCTCGACGCTCAACAACGAAATTCAGCGTCTATCATTCTCTCGCGCTCCGTATCTCGGTAGTTTTCGCCTCACGGTTCCGACCTACAACGTGGATATCGCCAGCACGGTCACCGACGGCGTATTCATCTCAGCAACGAACCACGGTCTGACGCTCGCACAGCCTGTTGTTCTAACAGGATTCACCGCGCTCACAGGCTACACGGCAGGGCTTCAATATTTCGTTCGCTCGATCCCGCAGACGACCGAGTTTTTGCTTGGCGTAACAGCAGGGGCCGTCGCGATCACAACTGGCACAGGCACGGTGACGACAGGAAGCATTGCCACAACCGTCCTGCGCCAGACCGATCCACTCGACGCCAGCACGACCGCCGCGCAGTTGCAAACAGCCTTGCAATCACTCGATAGCATCGGTGCAGGCAACGCTACCGTTGTCGGAGTTCAGAATAGTTACTACGATATCAACTTCGGCGGCGACAAGGGATTCACCGACTTGCCAACATTGGAGGTGCAGAGCGGCTTGACCGCAGCAGCAGGCAAGACAGCCGCTGTCGATTTTAACACGTTCGGCGTTCGCGATCTGCTTTTAAACGCAACCTCGGTAACGACCGAGATCGAGGTTGAACTTACGACCGCAGGCGAGCGAAGCACAATCATCCTCCAATCATGCACGCTCACCGAAGAACTCATTTCGCAAGGCGGATTGAGCTAAGATGAACGGCCACACCTTCCACACTTTTATCGGGACAGGCGCACCAGCAATGGCAGTCCTAATCTCGTTCAGCGAGGCCGAGGCGTGGCTTCGCATTCTCTCTCTCGTCCTTGGAATTTGCATCGGTTCGGTATCCTTGTATAAAATGTTGAAAGCTAAAAAACCATGAAAGCACTATTCTCGAAATTGAAAGAACCGTCCACCATTCGCGGCATCGCGATCATCGGAGCAGTTGCCGGACTTAGCCTAGAACCAGAAAAATGGGACGCAATCGGATCGGCCCTTGCGGCGATAATCGGCTTGATAGAAATCTTCCGCAAAGAAAAATGAACGCTCGAAAAATTGCACTTTGGATGGTCTTGATTTCATTCGCGTTCCTCGGCATGGCGTTTCTCACTTCATGCGCTGGGTTTCAAAATCCTTCCGTATGTTTGAAGACCGACTACGGAACTCTCTGTTACGAATTGCCGGATATCCAAGGCTTAAAAAAATGACCTTCGACGAGCGAAGCGAGATCAACTTGGCAACGCTCCACCCCGCAATGCAAAAGGCTATGCGCGGCTTCCTAGGCGTGGCAAAGGTCATCTGTGCAAAAGTCGGTTGTGACGTAAAGATCATCTCCGGAACTCGCAGTTACATGGAGCAAGATGCGATCTATGCCAAAGGCCGAACGATACCAAATACATCGATTACAACACGAGCCAAGGCTGGATTTTCGCTCCATAATTTCGGGATTTCCGCGGACATCGGCATCTTTCGCGGCAAGGAATATTGCGGCGAGCACCCGCTGTATCACGAGCTGGGCACGCTCGGAAAAAGCCTCGGCATGGAATGGGGCGGCGATTGGAAGTTTATTGACGAGCCGCACTATCAACTGCGTCCTGCATGGGCGAAAGGAATGACCGAGCGCGAAATGCTTTCTAATTTACGAAACCGAGTATCTAAAAAAATAGACGTTCTTGTTTGAAAAAAAAGAAACAACCGACGGTTGAATCAGAGCGAACGGAAGCACTCGCGGAAGCGAAGCGCATCCTGTCGGAGCATTACGACTGCGGATTCACCATCGTCAGTTGGGAGCAGGGAGGCGAGACCATGCAAGGAGAATTTGTATTCGGGAACAAATACGCGGTCGAAGGACTCGCAGGCGACTCATTCAGTATTCTATTTCCAGACGCAGAAGAAGAGGAGGACGAAGAAGACGCATGAAAATGACATTGGAGTTTGACGAGACCGAGCGATACGAGCACGAGGTGGCCTGCAAAGCCCTTGATATTCTCATCCTAGTGGATGACATAGACCAAGAGCTTCGATCCGCTTTAAAACACGAGAGTGGCGAATTTGCAAAGCTCGACGTTGAAACTATGGAGGCCGTTCGCGCTTGGATTTGGGAGCAACGAACCAGCCGAAATATCCCAGAACTTACATGAAAGGCTGGAAAAAATGGATGGCAGTCGGGTGCTCTCATGGCGATCAAATCGACCCTGATGCACGCAAGGCCGTTCTCATGTTCAAGGAACGCTGGAAACCAGACACGACCATCCATCTCGGCGACTTTTTGGATCTCGCCGCGTTTCGCTCCGGTGCTATTTCCGATCCGAACTCAAGCGACCGCGCCGCGAGTATCTCGGATGATCTTTCTGCTGGTATTGATTTCCTGCACGAACTCAGACCGCAACATATTTTATACGGGAATCATGAAGCGCGGCTCTACAGGCTGGCATCGTCGCCTAACGCTCTAGCGGCTCACGCCGCTACGCTCACGATCCAAGCTGTTGAGAAGACCGCGAAGGAACTCAAAGCCAAATTGTATCCGTATCACATTCGGAGCTACTACGAGCTAGGCGGAACCAAGTTCCTGCACGGCTATATGTACAATGTGCAAGCCATCCGCGATCACGCAGAGACATACGGCCAATGCGTGATGGCCCACCTACACCGAGTCGGATGGGAACGCGCACGCACGCTCGACGGCGCAAGCGGCTACTGCGTTGGAATGCTAGCGCGTTTCGATATGGACTATGCTTCGACACGCCGCGCAACATTCGCTTGGTCGCAGGGCTTCGCGTATGGTTTTTATAAAGACAATTCGATCACGGTCAATTTATGCGAAAGAAAAATCAATCAGCCGTGGCTGTTGCCAATGTAAGCACAGCTTGGTCGGCTTTCTACGAAACAACGAAAGTCGAAAGCGAGAAAGAGCTTACGGATCAAGGATGGAAGACCATTCGCACTATTGCGGACGAGTCAAAGCTGACCATTGCGTCGGTGAATTGTCGGGTTCAAACAGCCGTCGGAAAGGGAACACTTGAATCAAAAAAAGCAACTATACAGACCAATCAAGGCGTCCGCGAGGTGAAATTATACCGACCGATCTCAAAATAAATAAGGCCGCAGATGCGCGTGGGCATTGGTTGAGCGCGTATGTAAAGCTTTTTCCACAGATTTATTTTCGCACTTCGCGAATTATTTTCTTTTCATCCGAACAGGGATTGAGGATTGTTTGCACATCGAAAGGGATGAACCCCAACGATAGAAACAAAAACAGAAAACCAAAAATGAAAATCAAAGAACTCGAAATCGGAACAAAGTATCAAAAAGCAGATGACTCAAGCATCTGGATCAAAACTGGCAAGACCGTTTCAAAGAGATTCGGGACTACTCAACCCTCCATCCGGCACGACCGACGGATCAACTGCGTTGTAGTTAAGTAATTTTTATATATGGAACCTATCAATTTTCTCATCCTATTCGCCGTCTGCTGCACATCGGCTTTCGCCGGTGGATACGTCCTCGGAAACATCAAAGCCCACAGCGAGACCGAAAAGTCTCGCAGATGGTGGATGAACAGACAGATTAAACGGGAGCGCGGGGAATGACTCCCGAAGAGAGGCATGACAGCGAATGCCAATTCACCCGCAAACTTCTTTGCGGGATGATCCAGCAGGCCGTTGCCGATCTGCAAAGCGAGAAGGTCTTTTTGAGCAGACAACTAAACGAGCATCAAGAACTTGACCGCGACACAGCGTTGCATTTCATCAGATCAAAAGCATTCCAAGGAATTTGCGACGTTCTTTCACTCCCAGCAGACAAGATCAAAACCCAAGCTCTTAAATATGAATCTCGCGATTGATCCCGGAACAACCCACTCGGCGTTCGTTCAATTCCACAACGGCAAAGTGATCGACCACGGACACATTCCAAACGAGGAGATGCGGCAGATTCTTATCGGTCGCGAGTATACAAGGTGCGCTATCGAGATGATCGCATCCTACGGCATGGCCGTAGGGGCTTCGACATTCGAAACGTGCGTATGGGTCGGACGCTTCATCGAGGTTGCTAGGGTTGACGTGGAACTGATTTTTAGGAAAGATATCAAGCTTTTTCTATGCGGCACGATGCGAGCCAAGGACGCGAACATTCGCCAAGCCTTGATCGACAAAGTCGGGCCGCAGGGAACAAAACCCCAGCCGGGGGCGACTTATGGAATTAAGTCGCACACTTGGGCGGCACTCGCTGTGGCCGTATATGCAGCGAACAACAAAGGAAAATGAATAACTTTCACACATTGGAAGACGCCTTTTCCTATGTTCGAGTTTTACAAAAACCAATCACCATTCCTCTAGATAAACAACACAAAATATGGAAACCAAAACATAGACAGAGAGTAGATGGCGGAGATCCAGTAAGAACTCCAATTGATCGTGTAGCAGCGCGAGTAGTTGCTAGAGCACCGTGGTGGGCGTTCCCACCTGAACCAGCAAGAGAAAAACCAAACCAAAATAAAACACCTAACAAAAAGAAAAAAACAAAAAAAATGAGCACAATAAATGAAACAGTAGTCGTCAATACAGCAGCCTCTCAAATGACAGGGTCATCATATGTTGCATCTTCCGGTCTAACAGTTCGCATCATAAACGGGCAACAATATATTGATATGAATGAAGTCGCGGCATTAATATGCGCTGAAATCGCAAAGCTGCCTAAAGAAACTAGGCCAAACGTAAAGGCTGCCGAAGATGCGCGTCAAATTATTCAAGAATTGACACAAGGAATTGGAGGTGAAATGGAAAAGTTTCGCGCAGACAATAAGAGGTATCTAGAGGATATCCGTAACACAAGATTTGCGATGATTACCGAGACATCACAAATGACAGGCGCACTAAAGGAAGTAAGACAATTTTTCTTAGGTGGCGATTACAAAGAAGAAATAGCGAGATTAAAGGAATTTGTTGATCTTTGTGAAAGACTTCAATCGTTAAAAAAGTCAGGATTTTTAGATAATGTTGCCGACACGATGCTTCGACTAGCTCAGTAAATATATCTTATGACACCTTTAAAAATAGCACTAATAAACTGGAGTCCCAAATACTTAAGATTAGTAGTCGGAGACCAAATCAATCACCGCAGTAAAACAACAAACAAAAAGGAAAATAGAAAATGAAAATAACTAAAGGAAAACAACAACGCGCCCAGCGCGTAGTCATCTACGGAGTCGAATCCGTAGGCAAATCGACATTCGCGGCCAAGTTCCCCAAGCCGCTGTTCTTGGACATCGAGCAAGGCACGTCCCACCTCGACGTTGACCGCTGTGAGATCGGCAGCTGGAAGCAACTCACCGACGCATTGGCTGAAGCCAAGGCGACCGACTATCAAACGATTGTCATCGACAGCGCAGATTGGGCAGAACGTCTGTGCGTTGAAGACCTTCTCGCCACCAGCAAAAAGACCAGCATCGAGGACTTTGGTTTCGGTAAAGGATGGGTTATGGTCGCGGAGCGCATGAGCCGGATGCTGTCCAGCATCGACCAACTCATCGACGCCGGCAAGAACGTGGTAATGATCGCGCACAGCAAGATCGTGCGATTTGAGGCTCCAGACGCGCTATCGGCATATGACCGATACGAACTGAAACTAAGCAAGCAAAGCTCACCGTTGCTCAAAGAGTTTGCAGACGAGCTTTGGTTCTTGCGTTTCAAAACCAAGGTATCGACAAGCGAGACAGGCAAGGGCAAGGGCATCGGTGGCAAAGAACGCATCATCTTAACGACACATTCGGCAGCCTACGACGCGAAGACGCGAAGCGGACTCGCAGAGGAGTTGCCGCTAGAGTGGGCATCGGTCGCGCATCTATTCGAGGCCGTTGCAACTAAACAGCCAGAGCATATCCTTAACGCCAAGAATGTCATCGGATGGCAAGAACGGCTTGCAGAACATGAAGGCGCGGTCAATCAGTTTTTGATCGGGCGTGGAGTCCTAACAAGCGAGCAGACTTGGCGCGACTGCGCACCAGAGTATCTGGAGCGCGTTGCGCTTCGCGTCGATCAGTTTGTAAATACGGCTATCGAGTGGAGAAAGGCTAACCAATGAGCAAAGAAATATCACCTAGCAGCCTGCCCAAGCTCGCCGAATGCGCTCTCTTTGAGGGCGCAAACGGAACAAGCTCGGCAGCGGAGCGCGGCACGGCAGTTGACGTTGCGATCCGCAACTTGATCTCGGCAGAACATGACGTCGCAATAGTGGGCGAAGACGCCGGAGCTATCGCCTACGGAGTCGAGGAACTGACACGCCTTGCGAAAGGATCGTTTGTGGAGACTCGCGAAGAGTATCTGGCAATGGCAGTTCCTGGACTATCCAAGCTCGGCACGGCAGACGCAGTTTGCAAAGCCGAGAAGTGGGTCGCAGATATAAAAACGGGTCAAGTGCGGAACTATCGCGAGCAACTCGCGGCCTATTCATTGGCGTGTATGGAAGATAATTTCGACACGTCATGGACTGCTCATGTCGTATATGTCGATCAAAAGCTAATTCGTAGCTACGACTTCACATACGAGGAAGCCAAACAGATCACGCAGCGCACAATCGACCGCGCAACAAGCGCGGAGGCGCAGCCGACGCCTTGTGAGTTTTGTAGCTGGTGTAAGCATTACAACAATTGCCACGCCATCGTCAGACAGGCTGAGAGCGCGGTCGCGCTAATTCCAGACATGACAGGCAACAGCATCGATGCAATCCGACAACGCATTCTTGCAACTGCGGAGAGTATGGGAGCATTCGCCAAGGAATGGAAACTGGCAGAAAAGGAGATCGCCGAGCCGGTGCTTGGTCACCTTAAAACGAGACTTGAAAACGGAGACGAAGTTCCCGGATGGAAACTTACAAGCATGAGCGGACGCAAGTTTGTGGAGCATGAAGCTATCGCTAAGGCCGCACAAGGTATCACGAAGGAGACATTAATCTTAGCTTTAGGCGGTAAGATGTCAGAAAAGAGTTATCTTGAACTCTGCGCCAACAACGGCGTGGAGCCAGACCAAACAGCAATACAAACCGGAGCGCATTCGCTCCAACTAAGACAGACTAAAGTTAAATAATTTCCTCGCAATCTACATAGGTCAGTCCCGTAGGTAAGCAGGGGCAAAAGGGGGCAGCGCATCCTAAAAAACGCTGACCAAAACAACAAAATAGAAAATACAAAATGCCAACATACACAGCAAACGAACCAAAGCAGGCTGCGATTTATTACGTCGAGCCGGGAACATACGAAGTCGAAATCATCAAGGCGGTCGAGAAGACAAGCCAAGCCGGCAACCCAACGATCAAGCTGGACGTAGCCGTCCTTCTCGACAACGGCACGACAGGGCCGACGATGTGGGAACACTTAACATTCACCGCCAAAGCAGGGTGGAAGGTGGATCAAGTGCTGTCCAGCATCGGTCGTGCAGTTATCCCAGGCGAAGACGTGAACGTGGAAGCGGAAGACCTTATCGGTGAAAAGGGAGTCTGCGTCATCGGCGTAGAGCAGGGGCAGACCAACCCAGAGCATCAGTTTAACTGCGTCGAGCGTTGGTTGTTCGGAGATGAAAAGGCGAAATGGCTTGGCAACCGGCGCAAGCCAGCGGCCAAGCAGGACAAGCATATCGTTGCGAAAAGCAACGGCTTCGTTGCTCAACCCGCTGACGAAACCGACGACATTCCGTTTTAAGATGAACGGAACTCTCTCGCTCCGGTTAGTCATCTGTATGAATGAATGTCCTGTTGGCCTACGTCTCGAAAGGGGCGATCCATTGCCAGTACACCAGCATACATACGACGACTCGCCGGAGGGGAGAGCATTGGCGGAACAACATTTAGAAAGAATATCAGATTATGTTCGACGGCATACGAAGCCTCGCAAAGTTAGCAAGTAAAACACGCGAGCAAATGAACGCAATGCAGCAACTCATCGAGTTGCTGACTGCACGAAACGACTACCTTACGAGAGACAACCACGAGCTTCGCGCACAGGTCGCCAGACTCAACCAACTCCTATCCGGAAAATGAAAATCTCACAAGAATGGCGCGGATATCCGCTCAGATGTTGGCCTAACCACCAAGACGACTGCGAGCGGTGGGACTACGAAATTCTAATCAACGGCACTTGGCTTGAGGTTGTTACTCAATCCACGCGGTGGATCGAGGAGGAGGCCGACGAGGTCTTGCAGCGTTATTTGACAAGGCTGAAATCTTAGACTAAATTAAAATTGGCTGTGAGAAGCCTTCCAATACAGCAAATGAAACCAACTTTTTCCCGCAACAATCTCGGCAGGCTCGCTGTTCGCCTTTCTCACGCCGAGACTTGTTGCGGGATTTCTTTAGAAAAAATATAATATGATACCAAGCAAAATAGTAATTGATGCGGAGTTTCAAAAACTCATTCGACCACTCTCAAAGGATGAGAGAAAGGAACTGAAAGAAAGCCTGTCAAGTTGCGGTCTATTGATGCCGCTCGTTGTGTGGAACAGCGATGGCAAAACAATCCTTGTTGACGGTCACAACCGCCTTTCGTTGTGGCAGGAATTTAATGGGTTTAATGAAGAATATGAGTTCAAGACTCAAGAGCTTCGATTTGGCAACAGAGACAAAGTTAAAGAGTGGATAATCAAAAATCAACTAGGCCGCCGCAACCTATCGCCAAAAGATTACACGCTTCTTGTCGGGATGCTTTATAATCAGAGGAAGAAGGTGTCTCCAAACCCTGATGGGAAAAACCAGCATTCAGAGGTTAAGGGCAAAAGTTGCACTCAACCAACAACTGCCGAACAGGTGGCTGAAGAAACAGGCGTTTCGCCAAGAACCGTTAAAAGCGCCGGGAAACTCGCCACAGCAGTAGAGGCCATTCAAGCAGCAGAACCAGAGTTGCCACGCGAGGAAGTGATAGCAAAGGCATCCAAACCTGTTGCTAAACCAAAACCAAAACTCTCATTGGAGGAAATACTTTCTAAACGATGGAAGAGCTTCATCAAGGACATCGCCGTCACAGACCACACCGACGTGCGCTTGTGGGTCACAGCAAAACTTAAGGAGGCCGCACTATGAACAACGCACGCGAATTAAAAATCAATGTGGGTAGCACGCTTGTGCGCCTAAGAAATCAAAACTTCACGCTTCAATCGGCATTACTGGAGCTAATAGATAATTCCATAGATGCTGGCGCAAATAATGTCTGCATCCATGAATCTGAAAGCGCATTGTTTATTGAAGATGATGGGAATGGATTTGAAGACATCTTCAGAGCTTTCGACATAGGAGAGAGCAGGAAGGTCGGACAGATCGGTCGCTACGGAGTTGGGCTTAAAGATGCATCAGTAAAATATTCACGCAAAACAACGATTAGCAGTAGGGGGAAAAGTGCGTCCTGTGATTGGGATGCGGCAATCGAAACGGGCCACGCCGAAATCGTTCCAGAAAAATGTTCAATTGATAGCACGGTTATCGCTTGGTGGGACTTTGATGAACTCTACAAGTCTGCAATTCAGACGCATGAGATTCGTCGGTGCTATGCGCTTGCTCTTGCTCGAAACCTTAACATCGAGGTCAACGGAGTTAAGTTGATGCCGATACAACAGCCAATATTCATCGAAAGCATTAACGAGAGTTTCCAATATGAAGACAAGAGGGTGCGAGTAATTGGTGGAATATTTAATCCAAACGATGAGAACCGCAAAAGCTGGGCTGGCTACAATATATACTATCAAGGCAGATTGATCGGGCCGGGTAGAATCATGGACTCCGGCATGGGTGACACGGCGTGCTCAAACTTCTCATTTGTTGTGGAACTGGAGGACGGTGATGCAAGGTGGGTGTTAGCTACAAACAAGGACTCGGTTGATGGATCAGATGTATTGCTGGATTACATATTCCACACCTACACACGCCCATTGCTAAAAAAAGCAGAGGTTCAGACTATTGATGTGGCTCTTCGGGAGGTGATTGATGCTGTGGAATCGACTTGTTCGATTCGTGGAAACATCACAAGAAGTCCTCGGATCAATAAAGAGACAAGAGGAGAAGTTCAGAAACAAGGAAGGCCGAAGCAGAACACCTTTTCCGCAGACGGTGGAGGAAACTACTTAGGAGGTCATGTTGGTAAATTGAACGATGGTGGGCTACGCCTTAATTTCGTTGAACTGGACGGAGAAACGCTTGGAGAGGTGTCCATTCAAAGCAAATTACTGGTTAGCCTAAACAAGCTCAACCCATTCATCGCGGAAAACATTTCCAACATAGCCGTTATGAAAGCTGTTGCGGTGATGGTTTATGCCATGCATCGTTGCGCTCCTGATAGTTTATGGACGAAGAGTAATATTGATTCTGCGCTGCAAATTGCAGGTCAAAACTTAACTAAGTGATGATCCTCTCGCCTGACTTCTGCGACCATTACAAGACAAAAATCCTGCTACGCCTAGCAGGCCACGCAGGCGTGTTCTCGCTGTTGAAGCTCTGGTCGCAATGCCAGTTCAGAAAGTGCGAGCGGATCGAAAAGACGGCTGACATCATCGCGGCAATAGCCGACTGGGAAGGCGATCCGATGCAACTCGAAAACGCACTCATTGAAAGTGGCTACGCAAGGCGCGAAGGCGATGCGCTTGTGCTGCATCAATGGCAAGATCAGAATAAGAAATTGTTCGCGAATTATCGCAACGGGAAAAAAGGAGGCCGTCCAAAAAGTGAAGCCCCGAAGCCTATAAAAAAGCCAGCGGGAATGCGTCTGTAAATAACCCAAACGAAACCCAACGATAACCCAACCGTAACCCAACACGAACCATAGGTGGACTAGATAGATAGAATATCTATCTATTATCATAGATAGATAGGCTTCGCCTCTCTCGCTTAAGGCGAGAGGCGAGCCAAGGAGAAAAACAAAATGGCAATTTTAAAACGAGAAGAAACAGCAAGCACAAGGTCGGCAGTACCGACCGCCCCATCGGCAGAGAAAGCGGCGATATCGATCATCTTGCAGAACTACGAAGTGCTCGACGCCGCGAAGTGGGACGCCGATCTGTTCTTTGAGCACTCCAACCGAGCTTTACTCTCAGCGGCCAAGGAGTGCCATCACGAAGGATTCAAAGCCGACATCTTTCGACTCCAGGCAGTGCTTGAAGAAAAGGGACTGATCTTCGACGTTGGTGGATACCACAACGTCACCGAAGCATTCACGGCATATCCGACAGGCGACGCTGTCGCCGCTCTCGACTTCCGAAAGGACTTACTCAAGGCGCGGCGGTATCGCAAGGCGATGGCGAAGCTTGCCGAGAGCAAAGATGACATCCGCGAAATGCGAGCCGACCTGAACGGCATAGCTCAACACTTGGCAGACTCGGACGAGGAGCAAGTCGGGGCGCTATCGCTCAAGCAACAATGCACCGAGCTTTTGAACGAACTCGAAAAGACAACCCAACCCGAACGCTTCCATACCGGAATCAGCGGACTCGACGAAAAGCTCAACGGCGGGTTTGAGCGTGGGACGCTCGCTGTCTTCGCTTCGGAGACTTCGGGCGGTAAGTCCATTGCTTTGCTTCAAACTGCGCTTCACGGGGCTTTAAACGCCAAGAATGGCGTTATATTCTCCCTAGAGATGAGCGCAACACAGGTCATCGGTCGCCTAGTCGCCGCGCAGAGTGGATGGCGTTGCGTATCGGCATACGAGAAACCGAGCCAGCCACACGTTAACGGCATGAAGCTCGGCATCGCAGATATCTCGGCACTACCGATCACAATTCACGACCAAGTATCGGATATCGATACTATCGAGAGTATTTGCAGGCAACTCAAGCGCACAGGGCTTGATTGGGTGGTGGTCGATTACATCCAGCTATGCTCTCCGTCCGCCGATAGCAAAAGCGAGACACGCGAACAGCAGGTCAGCGAAGTCGTTCGCCGTCTCAAGCTGATGGCGTTGCATTTAAATGTTTGCGTCTTGACCGCTTCCCAACTAAACGACAAGGGAGAACTGCGCGAGTCGCGGGGCATCGGGCATCACGCCGACTACGTCCTGCACATCGACCACGCGAACCATCCAGACATCGACATCAAACTTATGAAAAACTGAAACGGAGAACGTCACGTCTCCGCTCCGGTGCTAATGCAAGGCGGCATATCGCGCTTTGTCGATAGGGCGACGAAATAGAAAAAAACACCTACCCCCCCAATATTGAATGGCTCAAAAAAATAATTTGCATTGCGTCGAGGCTGGGTTAAACCAAGGACTCGATGCACGACTTGACGCGAGACGCTCCCGAATATGACGAGGCTTCGTATACTCCAGACTTCTACAGCTTCGACGATACGTCTTCGATAAATCTAGAATATGAAGACCATCGAGCCGTGTTCCTGCGCATTCTACATAATACAATTACTTTTTTCATGCACCATAGGCATGATAGACTCACAACCCTTTCCGGAGTAGCAATTGCAATCAATCACAAAATGCATCTGGGATTATCAATGGAGGAAGTCGCAAGAGATATAGGTTGCACTAAGCAAGCGATATCGAAAGTAGCAACGGCATATCTTGACGCAACAGGACTGCCCCCTCCACCATCGATGAAGACAATTAAGGCAAGAGAGACATACAAAAAAACCAACACAAATAAATATGGAACCAAGAGAAATAACAGCGATAACCCTGCCAGTCATTGAGCAGGAAATTAAAAACGCATACGCTGAGGCCAACGCCCTAGCACTAACCGCTAAGAGTAACGCCCGCGCTGCTATCCTGCGCATGGCCGACTGCGGTCAAATGATAGTGATATCAAAGGATTATGTTAAGGGGAACAGGAACCAATGGTTAACCTCATTAGGCATCCACCCAGACAATGCAGCCAAGGCCGTGCATCTTGCACGCAACCGAGATCAACTTGAGCTTGAGTTGTGGCCAGCAGATGTTGCTAAGTTCGGAGCACAGATGCTCGG